TCCCAGTTCACCCCCCCCCCCCCGTTCGTGATGACCACCCTCCCCACCATGACCGCTAGCGAACTCGACGCCGCCATCGCTTCGGGTGCCATGGTGCTGACCCGCCTGCCCCGCCGTGGTCCCCGTAAGGGTGAGGCAACCGCTAACCGCGTGGGCGGTAGCGGCACCGCATGGCGCCCCTCTGTTGCCGCTGGTCACGCCAATCGCCACATCCGCAGCGGTTCGCCTGCCCTGCGCTGACCCCACCCCCTGCCCTCTGCGCCTTATGCGTGGGGGGCAGTTCGTTCGTTCGTGTTTAGCAGTTGCCCCCGCCCGCCCCCTACGCGGGGCGACCGCGTGATATAAAAACCCAACACTACCCTAACCTACAAAGTGTTACGGAGGCGATAAAAATATTTCGCGCTATATAAGAGTAAAAATAAACTTTATTTTACAAGAGATGAGAAAAAATTTTGGGGAAATTTTTGAAACCGTAGAGGTCGATCCAATTACTGGGCAATATTTCATTAAGTTGCCTGAACAAATTATCAATGATCTCTCATGGTATGAAGATACAAAGATCTTATTTAAACTTGAAGGAACTGAGCTTGTGCTTTCAGAGAAACACGAAGATTGACAGATTATACATAATGAGTTATGATACTGAAGTAAACGTCTTATCTTATGGCTAAAGGATTCACAGTAAAAGCAAAGGCACCAATTCCATCACAAGAGCAAGAATGGGATTATAACGCAGCCCGTGAAATGGTGCGCGGGAAATCAGTCGTATTCTGTCTCCCAGGGCGCGGTGTTTCATATGCATACTTAAAAAACTTTGTACAACTTTGTTTTGATCTTGTACAAGCGGGGGCAAGTATTCAGATTTCGCAAGATTATTCATCCATGGTAAACTTTGCTAGATGCAAATGTTTAGGTGCGAATGTGTTGCGTGGACCTGATCAGATTCCCTGGGATGGCAAATTAAATTATGATTGGCAACTTTGGATTGATTCTGATATTATTTTCACTAGTGAAAAATTCTGGCAGTTAGTTTTGATGGACAAAGACATCGCTGCTGGATGGTACGCTACAGAGGACGGACACACAACTTCAGTGGCACACTGGCTCGAAGAAGATGATTTTCGTAACAATGGTGGTGTCATGAATCATGAAACCGTAGAAAGCATCTCAAAGCGCCGTAAACCATTTACTGTTGATTATACTGGATTTGGTTGGTTGCTAATTAAGAATGGTGTGTTTGAACATTCCGAAATGAAATATCCATGGTTTGCGCCAAAAATGCAAGTCTTCGAATCCGGTTCGGTTCAGGACATGTGTGGAGAGGATGTATCGTTCTGTTTGGATGCAAAAGAAGCAGGATTTGAAATCTGGTGCGATCCTCGCATTAGAGTTGGGCACGAAAAGACAAGAATTCTTTGACGTGGATAACCAACTTTACAATATCCTCTGTAAAGGACGAAGAATCTTTTCAAAACTTACAGAAGAAGAATATTTCAATGTAATGGAAGACCTGTCGATACAATATTATCAGACAGGTGATCCAAAACCTGAAGATCTTGAAACTGAAATTTTAACGGAGAATAAATTATGGCTACAAAAGCAAAGGGTGGTCTGAACAAAAGTTCTTATAGTCCTGGTCCGCCTAAAAAATCTCGTCAAGGAGAAGGTGGAGGAACAAAGTATGCTGCTACTTCTCGTAATGGAGCAAAGAAAAAGTATAAAGGTCAAGGTAAAGGATGAGTCAACTTCTAGTAAATCTTCCAGCACAAAAAGTATGGGTGCGTAAAGAGTATCTACGTGATTTACAAGATGGGCATGGAGAATTTGTAGAGGGCGTCTGGGTAACAGCAAAGAGTATACCTGGACGTGCTTTTTATTTCGAAACTTATTTGCCCGAATATGGAGCAATGTACGATAAATTGCCGATTTCTGCCTTTGTCTCGTCTCCAAATACACCAGATCCCGATTTAGATCTTCCTAGTCTTCAATTTTGGAATTGTATGGACTATGGTGTTCGCTGTATTGTTAAGCAACATGTCTCTACAATGGATTTTGAAGTGTATAGTCGCAACTTTGGAACTTTAAAGGGTCAATATTTATTCACCCTAGACAACTTTCATGCGGATCCAGACACAATTGACTCAAATGTAAGTGAAATTCCTCAAGAACATAAGTCACATAACTGCATTATGCTTGAGAATGGTCAGTTTTGTCTCTATCCAAACAACCGATTGAGAGTTTATGATCTCTCAATCACTCCAGAACATCCAAAAACACCAGATTTTAAGGTTTCAACTCATATTTTTCAGGTTGAAAATGGTCTACAATGGGGTAGACTGGGTGATACTGATGAATATTTTTGGAAAACCTCTCAGGAAAAGGAAAATAAATAAGTTTTTACTAAAATTGAGTTGAAACAGCATTCAATGGGCAAGCACCTGCTCTTAGAGGTGTATAATGTTGATTTTAAACTGATCAATGACTTAGATTCTCTACAAGAAGTCATGATAGGTAGTATTAAACGGGCAAAAATGACGATTTTGAACGTTTTTTCTCATTGTTTTGTTCCTCATGGGTGTACAATCGTAATCGCACTCTCTGAAAGTCACGTTTCTTGCCATACTTGGCCAGAAAATGGGTCTATTGCGATTGATGTTTACACTTGTGGTGAAGGAAATCCAAAATTAATTGCTTTAGAACTCCTAAAATACTTAAATTCAGACAATTATAAGATCAGAGAAATAGATCGTTAAATAGAAGTAGGGAGATAGCAACCTCCTTTATAAAAGTTCTGTTTTATTCATTAAAACAGGATCTAAAATGTCCAATTTACCAGTCGATAGAGATTCCAATTACATGAGAGAAATGTGGGGTACTGCTAAATTAATCACAGATTACGATTTAACACCACCAAAAAGAGTAATTCAAGAGGTTATGCACGACTTAGCACCAAAGCATGATCTTAAAAAACAAGTTGAATTACATGAAAAGATTCGTAATGACGAAGATTATGACGATTGGCAGTATGGAACTGAACCAACTTATGGAACATCTTGGAAATAGTAATAAATAAAGAAAGAAACTCTATGTCCAATGGCTGTAACTAGGATATCCAGATCATTTAAAGATATAAGTTTATCTTTTGAACCACATCCTATTACTAAAGATCTTCCTGTAATTAAAAACGAGACTGCTATAATTCGGTCTATTCGTAATTTGGTTGAAACAATACCAACAGAGCGTTTTTTTAATCCAGATCTTGGTTCTAATGTTAGAAATAGTCTTTTTGAATTTGTAGATTTTGGTACATCCAGTATCATTGCCGATCAAATTCGAAACACTATTTCAAATTTTGAACCAAGAGTAGAAAATGTAGATGTAAGTGTGAAACCTTTTCCTGATACAAATCAATTTGAAATTACTATAATTTTTAATATCATTGGGCAAGAAATACCATCTCAACAATTTTCATTTATACTAGAGGCAACAAGATAAAATGCCTTTTACTAAATTCACTAATCTAGACTTTGATCAAATAAAGACCTCAATCAAGGATTATATCCGTGCAAATTCTAATTTCACAGATTTTGACTTTGAGGGGTCTAATTTTTCTGTCTTAATTGATACGTTAGCATATAATACCTACATAACAGCATTTAATTCAAATATGGTTGTGAATGAGTCTTTCTTAGACTCTGCAACGTTGAGAGAAAATGTGGTTTCTTTAGCAAGAAATATTGGGTATGTTCCAAAGTCCAGAACATCTGCAAAAGCGGTAGTTTCTATTAGTGCTCAAACAGATAATGTAACAAAAACTCTTACATTAAATGAAGGGTTAGTGTGTACTGGATCAGCAAGTGAAACCTCATACATTTTTTCAATTCCAGATAATGTAACGGCAACAGTTACAAATGGAGTTGCAAATTTTAACAATCTTACAATTACTCAAGGAACTTTCTTAAAAAAAGAATTTATTGTAAATGGTTCTTTGGATCAAAAATTTGTGCTTGATAATTCATATATTGATACCTCTACGATTCGAGTATATGTTAAAGGAATTAATGATACTGGACTTGGAAAATTATACACATTAGTTGATAATATTTTCGAAATTAATTCAAATTCGGAGATTTATTTAATTCAAGAAATCAAAGATGAGAAATATCAAATTCTTTTTGGAGATGGTATATTCGGTAAAAAACTTGAAAATAATGCAGTAATTACGATGACATATATTGTCAGTGATGGGAAAGAAGGTAATGGTGCAAGTTCATTTAGTTTTGCTGGTACGTTTAGAGATGAAAATAATGCAGTAATATCACCAACAGTCACACTCTCTACAATTCAAAGTTCTCAAAATGGATCTGAAATTGAAAGTATTGATTCTATTCGAAACTTTGCACCAAGATTATATTCTTCGCAATATAGAGCAGTTACTGCGAGAGACTATGAAGCAATTATAAAATCGCAAATATACCCAGAAACAGAGTCAATTTCTGTAGTTGGTGGAGAAGAACTTGATCCTCCTCAATTTGGGAGAGTTTTAATTAGTATTAAACCAGAAAATGGAACATATGTTTCAGATTTTAATAAACAACAAATAAAAAATAAACTGAAAAAGTATTCAGTATCTGGAATTACTGCAGATATTATAGATTTAAAAATATTGTATGTTGAGATTGATTCATCAGTTTACTATAATGCATCTACAGTTGGTAGTGTCGAAGATTTAAAAACAAATGTTACAAATTCTTTGAATTTATATTCACAATCCACTGACTTAAATTCTTTTGGTGGTAGATTTAAATACAGTAAAGTATTGCAAATAATTGACGGGACTGACACTTCAATTACT